ATGCAAGTACTACAACTAAACAATCTAATCTTTATCAGCACCACGGAAGGGTACTATATGGTAGATACAAATAATAAGAGCGGTAAAGCAATCAGTGAAGATTGCTACACCCTGATTTCTGAAATAGCAGAACTAAAGAATGACATTAAACAATTGAAATAATGAGCGATTACGAATTAGAAGAAATAAAAGGCAGAGGATATTATATCTCTATATTCCCTAAAGTACATACCGATTTTAGCCCGGTTAAAGATAAAGCGGTTTGGGATTGTTCAGGTAGCACACTAACAACTGATTGGTTAGGCGAAATTAAAATCAGGTATCAAAATGTAGATTCATTTTCTACTTCATTTTTAGAAGTAAAAAAGTATCAGGCTTTAAAAGAGTTGGCTGATAAGTTGGATTTAACAATGTGCTACATCAACGTTTACGCTGATGCCACTGTTACATATAATCTATCAAACCTACCGATTGATAGTTACGAAGTAACCTTAGAGTATTGCCCGGTCGCAACGTCCGAAGATGCCAGAGGCTACACGTTTAAGGATATGATAAATCTGCCTAAAGAAGCAGTATCAAGAAAAATAAATATAGGTTACAGGAGGTTGGAAGGGTGGCAAAAATGATAATAATATCAATATTGATAGGATTAGCGGTAAACGGCTTATTAATCAATCCTGCTTACATCTGGTGTTTACTAAAACTAAATTTATCCGGAAAAAAACCATTTAATTGCCCGCTCTGCCTTGGATGGTGGGGCGGTTGTATCTGGATAGCAATACAAGCCTTCTTAGGAGTTTTTACTATTCAACTGGTCTTAGTACCCTTAGCTGCATCTTTCTTAGCTGTAGCCCTTAAAAGGTGGTTTGATAGCCTACCTGTACGCATTAAATAAACCGGGGTGGATATCAAACAACAAGCAAACAAAATCATAACAGATTACTACAACACAGGTAGATTAAAAGTAAGGATAGACGGGTACTACAAGGGTAAACTACACATCAGCAGGTACACGAAGATAGCCGAAGAAGTTGAATTACAGGTCTGGTTGGAACTCTCAAAGTATCCCCCGGAAAAACTGGTTGAACGCTTTAATCGCAATCCTAATAGCATCGAAGCGTTGGCGGTGGTTATCGCTAAGTATCAGTTTATGCACAAAAAGTCAAACCCCAATAGTCCCAATAATTCATTTGGTACGAAACTGGTCTTCGGTAGCAACTACTTTTCAGATGACTATGTAAGCCCAACGGATACTTACAATGAATCAGGAGAAAATACCGATTACCGGGGTATACCAATTTCAGACGGTGAATTTTACGCCGACCGGGATTACAGCCCCGACAGGTGGCAAGAGATTCAAAAAAGGTTAACCCCTGATGAAATCGAGTTTGTTACCGCTCTCTGGAACGGCGAAAAATTTTACAAGCGCAAGCCCACAAATGCCTATAAAGAGTACCGGGATTATATCCTCAACAAGATTAAAAATATGGATTTAAACAAAGGCTTAACGCCCTTAGAGCAGATAAAGACCAAACTTACTATGCAGGAAAATAAACTGTTTGACGTAATGTTTGATGATGACCTGAACCGTCAGGATAAGATTAAAAATTTAAAATTCACTGAGCAGCAGTACATAGCGCAAAGAAGGATTTTACTTAAAAGAATTAAGGCACTGAATATAAAATGACCGATAAAGTTTACACCTATCTATTCAATAAAATGAATCAGGTGACGGCATTAATCATTACAAAATACGATGCCGACGAAACCGCCGTAAATAACATTTATGCGGGGTATTTAGAGCAAATCGGGGAAACGGGGGATGCTCAAATATTCATCAACTACATAGTACAGTTGATTAGCTTCTTAGAACAAAAAGAAGATTACGAAAAGTGTTTTCAGTTATTGAAACTACAGAACAAAATTAAAGAATACCAAAAGGAGAACGAAAATGACTAAAGCAGATATTCTAAGCAAAATTGATACGGTACTACCGATGCTGCAACAATGGATGCAATACAAAGAAGTTGTAGCATCTGGTGCCGATATGGATACCATAAAAGAACTGGCAGCAGTGATAGTACCAGAGCGTACTTGGTGTTGGACTTGCCCGGCAGGGAAGGGTGAACTGCTAACAATTATTTACAGCTACTATCAACGGGAAAGCCAAAAATAAGTTATGCTGTTTCCCGGTCAGCAGTAAAACCGGGATTTTAATAAATTTCATAAGAAGGTTATCCGTTAATCGTTAGCCTTTTTTTATTTTAGATAATCGTTTGCGGCAGCAATTACCTGATTCCTTACTAAGGTTCCGGGGTTTTCTTTCCAAATTATTAAATCAGTTTCACCGATTCTATGTTCAAAATAATCTGTTAATGAACTTGCAAGTTCACTTTTGTGCAGAGATTCTATATCGGAAACAGCCTTATAAAATCTATCAATTTTTTCTTGGTTCATTTTTTTAGTTTGAAATATAAGGCTTAGTATAGGAATCCATAAAGCTGTTAAATCCCAAAACTTGAACCGGGCTTTCTTCATCAGGATTTTGAGGGTTGTAAAATGCACATTCATCGCAGTTGAAATTTATTAACACTTCCGATGTTTTGCCATCTTGAACTAAAAAAAATCTGCCGTTGTAGGTTTTATTATCTTTTAAATCGAGGTAGCTAATATTACCCCAACTGTCATTCCAAAATTTAAAAGTGTATACAATTTGCTTATCATCTATTCGAGGTATTTCTAAAACACTTCGATAGTTGCTAATATTTACTTTAATCATACTCAAATTTACTAATGTTTTTATGTGACTAAAGTATTTTTATCAACACTTGGCTAAGAATGTTGGTAAGTGGTTTATTTCGGCTTAAAATCAAAATCAACAATTTCACAAATAGGAGATACACCCCGCCAGTGGTCACGGTACACACCGGTATCTATGCCGATGTTGAACTGGTAATCAAACCCGGTTTCCTCAATGAATTTCTGAACCTTATTAGGTACTTGTAAGCCGTGCGGGTTGTATCCTTTTGACTGCTCTCTTAAATCCATAAAGAATTGCGCCCCGGAGTACCTAAAAGGGGTTGATTGTTGGGGTAAAATGAAGCAACCGTAATCAGCAATTTTGGATGCTATTTCAATAGCGATAAGGTCAAATTCTGCACCCTTGTATTTCAAGTCTTTTTGAACTTCTTTATCTAAACCCGTTTTTATCTTTCCAAACGGCGGATTTGAGATTGCTTGGTCAAAGTGACCAAATTCTTTATAGTTAAAGATTGAATCATTAATCCATTTAGCCTCCGGTAACAGCTTTTTTCCTACTTCAATATAGGTAGGGTTAAGTTCTATGCAGGTAATATCTGTACATTCCCGGTAATGATACGCTACGAAAGCTAAAATCCCAATACCTGCGCAAAGGTCTATTGATTTAGCTTTATCGTATATATTCAGGCTAAAATCTCTGGCTAAATCGTGTGGGGTAAAGAAAGCCCCGGCTTCGCTGTTAACGGATGTTGCGGATTCATTCCATTTTTCAAAGACTGTTAGTTTTTCTTCGAAGGTTAATTTATCTTTTTGTAGTAGTTCAACTGCTATGTTGTGTTCTTTAATTTCTTGTTTTGAAAGTTTTGCCATTTATCTGTTTTAGATAAATAGTGCAAACTTTTAAAGAACGCCCCAAAGCTTGAAAATAAATTATAAGTATTGAAGATTTAGAAATCTTTCAATATCAGCTTGGGGTTTGTTAGGCTGATATATTTTTATTTCAACCCACGCCTCCGGGCAAATTTCGTTTTGCAAATGTACCCAAATGCGATTTTTATTAACTGTGTTTAAGCTTACTTCAAAGTTTGCTGTTCTAATAGTTTTCTGGTCGTCATCAGTCAAAATCAAACTTCCGGTTAGGTTGGTGGTAAATGTTATTGTTAAATTTTTCATTGGTGTTGAAGTAGGGGGGATTTGCCCTACACTATATATTATGATAAAGTCAGTAAACGACAAAGTAAAACTTTTAGAAGCCCGGATTATATCGCTATAGGCTGATGAAACACTAATGCTTATAAATTAGAAGGATAATTGTCAGTATCGTTAATATTATAGCTGTAACGTCTTTTATAATATCTAACCAGTCCTTTTGGGGTTTGTTTTGTTGTCTCATTTTTTGATTCCTTATGTCATAAATTTAATAACTGTCACCTATAAAATAATTATGACCAAAAGTTTTTTTGTCGAAAAGCTATAGCACCTTCGTTACCACTGGCTAACGACAGACAATATTTGATTTTTGCAAATAATTAAGTCAAAATGTGCTCATTTTTGCTTTACTGATTGTTGACTTTTTCTGCTTTTTTTTGTCGTATTGTTGATTTTATTTTTCTGTTTTTCTACTATTTAAATACAAGTTTGTGGTCGGTGTTTTTTGTTCTCAACCCGGCAAAACTGAATAACCTCAATCTTTTTTCTCGCACATATATCTTATTACCTATCTATTAATAGCGATAGAATAGCGAATGGCAAAATTTAAGATAGGCGACCCCAAACCAATTAATTCAGGCAGGAAACCGGGGGTAAAAAATAAGACTACACAGGAAATCAGGGATGCCATACAAAAGGTATTAGCGGATAAGGTAGATGAATTGGCTGATGATTTGGCTATGATGCCAGAGTTTAAGCAGTGGACTATACTTTCAGCGGTAGCTAAATATGTGATGCCGACACTGGCTAAAAACGATAATGATACTACGTTATCGGGAGAGATAAAATATAACGTTAACATCAATTTTGTTGATGCTCATAACGACCCGACCGGGGATAATGAAGACGCTGAATCCTAATCAGCTACTACGTTACTAACCTGTAAAGCCCCTTTAACATAGTTTAAAGGCGGTTTTTACGGGATAGGGAACGATTTAGGTAACAAAACACTGTTTTGAACGTAAATATTGACTTAAACCTTCCTAAGCTTCACCCGAAGCAACAATCAGTTTGGAATAGCAAAGCAAAGATAAAAGTACTTAGTTGCGGTAGGCAAAGCGGTAAATCATATCTGGCTAAGTGTATTGCTTTGCGCTATATGGTTGAAGGTAAAAAGGTAGCGTACTTCTGTCATAAGTTTGATTTAAGTAAAACCTTCTATAATGAACTGTTAACGCATATACCGCAATCACTGGTTAAGAGGCAAAACAGTTCATCTCTTTCAATTGAGTTGATTACGGGTGGTAAAATACAGTTCTATTCAGGTATAGCTACAGATACAATACGTGGTAATACCTTAAATCTGGTACTGGTGGATGAAGCAGCCTTTTATCCAAATCTGGAAGAAAGTTATAATGAACATATTTCACCAACATTAGCCCGGTACAATGGTGATATAATCTTTTTGAGTTCGCCACGTGGTCGGGGCTATTTCCATAGCTTATATACCAAAGGTGTTGAAGGCGAACCAAATTATCAGAGTTGGCATTTTACGTGTTACGATAACCCGCATTTGTCTGCCGAATACATTGAACAGAAACGCAAAGAACTACCAAAAGCGGTATTTGCACAAGAGTATTTAGCCGAAGAAATGGCTAATGCTGATAATCCATTTGGTACAGATAACATCAATGCTAACATAGCTGAACTATCAAAAAACCCGGCTATCTGTTACGGTATTGATATTGCCAGAGGTAAGGGTGAAAACGGAGACTGGACAGTAATTATAGGGGTTGATAAGGATAACCACGTGTCATACTTAGACAGGTTTCAGGCACCGTACTGGCAGATTAAAGATAAGATAGCCAGATTACCCGCCAACGTCTTGAAGATTTTGGACAGCACCGGGATTGGCGACCCGATAGAAGAAGAATTGGTAATGACTGTCAGCAACCTGCAAGGGTTTAAATTTACTGCAACCAGTAAGCCACAGCTAATGATTGAGTTGATTAAGGACGTGGAACAGGGTTCAATTAAATATCCATTATCGGTAGCCGGGGAAATGCACAACTTTCAATATACCTATAGCAGCACCGGGCATATCAAGTATGCAGCAGCTAAGAACTTTAAGGATGACCAGATAATGGCTTTAGCCCTTGCCAACAAATTTAAAAAGGATGCCATAGCAACAAGTAATTGGAGGCTTTACACAGCTTAAACTATCTAAAAAAAAGTGCCTTTTTTAACTGTGAAAAGAAATACTTCATCTCCTTCGTGGGTCAATGACAGCGTATCACTATTAGCATTCTTGTAAACAGAATCGCCCTTTACGGCTAATTTGTCCAATGGTGTATTTGTAGATAAAGAAACGGGATAATTCGGTATTCCTCGCTTCCGACAAATAACATAACGTACTCTCTGTATCGGTATACGGTATCTACTTTACCGTCAATTTTTGCTTTATGAAACTCTTCATATTTGCCTTTTCTTGCGGAGTATAAGAATAATACAAGTAGAGCGAGCCCAATAAGAAATAAATAGAACTTTTTATTCATTGTGCGTAAGCTTATCCGAAAATACAATATAAAACCTATTACTCACTAACAACAACAAAATGAATTATAAAGAACTATTAAACAAACTGCCTTCAAGTTGGGAACAGCTTAAATTGAAGGACTATATCAAGTTAAGCCCGGTGCTTAATGCTGCCGATACCGAAGGTGAATTGGTTGATGATGACATCTACACCATCAAACACTTATCTGATTTGGATATGAGCGTTCAAATCATCAGCCTGTTAACTGATACCGATATTGAAGATATTGAAGCGTTATCGATGTTAGAGGTTAACCAACTGATTGAGAAATTAGCCTTTATCGGCACCGTACCCAAAACTGGTAAACCTAAAATAGCCTACAAACCTTTTGATGAATTGAGTTATGATAACTTCATTACATTTCAGAAACTAAGTGTGGATTTTACGGAAGAAGGTATTTTGTCATCAGCTATAGGTAACCTGCCAGTAATGTTATCATTGTTTGCCAAAGACCCTAATCATAACCCTGAATTCATTTTTAACTTATCAATGCCAGAGGTCATCAACGGTTTTTTTTCTGTCAAGAGGAACACCGAAAAGTATTTACAACGTTTGGAGCGTTCTTCGTTGTTAAAGAAACACCTGATGTTCTGGAAAGTGATTCCGTTAGTAGTGACCCAATATTTCAGGAATCGCAAAGCATCGAAGCTGAATTTTCATCTCGATGGAACTATTGGCTAATCGGAAAAAGTGTATCCGAATTTACGTTACAACCCTTTTGGCAGGTATTAGAAGACAATGTTTGCAATGTTTTAACGGTTGCAACCCTGCTTAAAGAACAGGTGACATTAGAAGAAAATCGTAATGGTAAAATCAGTTCATAATATCGATTGTAAGTACTTTTAAGGCTATCAAATAACAAACGATACAAGTTGTCATCAACCAATAAATAACCCCGTATATGGCTCAGAATCTATCACAGGCGAACGCTAAAGCCCTCGATGCTTTAGGCGTTAGCAAAAGCGATTTTACTACTGAATTATCGGTGGTTGAATCCGTATGCGGTGCTTTTACCCTTTCGATAAATGAGAATATTCAATCAATCCCCAACTTTGTAAACTCTGGCAAAATTGAAAACCTTACTCTGGAATCAGCCGGTGACGAAGTACATATAAAAGGCTCTCAACACCTGCTTTATCAGTACCGGGGCGTTAATGGTGCCAAAGAAAAATTATACGATACCCCTTATTCATACGGTGATAGAAAACCACCTATGCAGGTGTTTCTAACTTGGATTCAGGAAAAGAATATCAGAATGGTTGATAATCCTAAATACTATGGTGATGCTTCACCATTTAAAGAGGTAACCGAAGATAAGCAGCAAGAAAAATTAGCTTGGATGATGGTTAATACGGTGTTCAACAAAGGTCTTAAACCTCACCCGGCAATTAAGTGGGATGAAGAAAAGGAACAGCTTAAAAAGGATTTAAAGGAAAAGGCTAAAGGTTTTGTTATTCAGAAATTGAAAACAGAAATCTATAATAAATACGGTGATAGGGTTGATGACAAAAATTTTAATGCAGGGATGCTTTTTTAACTTCTGATTGGGGATATATTTCTGTAATTTGAGTTTTATCGTTGTAGAAAATTATATAATTTTTAGTTTTTCCAATATAGAAATAGCAAGAATCTGATTTGATTAGAACTTCTGCTTTAGAGATAGGGTTCAAAATTGTGATTGAGGTGCCGGTATTATGTGATTCAATGGATTGTTGTATGTTTTTAATCGCAGAGAAAAGTGCTGTTTCTGATAGTATTATTATAGCTAAAACGAATGTTGAAAGATTTTTATATTTAAGTATCGAAAAATAGGAATTTATTGTCAAAAAGTTAAAAAAAATTGCCACGAACAGACTAACACATATAGATAACTGTTCTAACATCTCTAAAGAATCTAATCGGTTAAAAACTTTATGATTTCGCCACTCCTCAAAAAACATAAATATTGAAACTAAAAAGAGCGATACAATACTTGACCCAACTATTATATTATAGTTTGGCTTTTTATATCTGTTCAGTATAAAAGTCATTGCAGCTAATATTTCAGCATAAACCTTTATAGGATATTTCAATAGGTTTATCGATATAATTAGTATAACTACTACAAAAATTGAGCGAAGTAAATTACCCAATGCTATATTCACAGCTTCGCTGATATCTATTAATGACAAAATATCAAGATTGAAATATTGATAATAGACTATCATCTTAATTATTCCAATTAGATAACTCATTACGAGAAAAAGCGGTATATAAAACAAGAAAGATGACACAATGTCTTTTTCCGGTTCAGTAAATTTTTTAGGGTATTTAGTGCGAGGAAAATATATTTCGTACTTATTCATAGTGATAGAGGTTTTTCCAAATATAACTAATTACCCTACCAAATCATATTACCTATCCAAAAGGATAGATGATTACATTCACCAAAACACCACAAAAGCACACGCCGGCCAATAATCCGATTATATTTCAGGTATCATCTGATAACACCGCTATACAGTTTTTTCAGGTACAGGTTCAGGCTGATGATAACAGCATCATAGCTAATTTAAGGCTTTATACAACCCCGGCGAATCGTACCAGTAGCTTTACAGACCTTTCAAGTATTCTTTCAAACGTTGTAAATTATCAACTTTTGCCTTCTGCTAACATAGTTGATTCAACCTCGGCTATCCTACAAGCCTATAAACTGAAAGTAACTGAAAAGCTGTACGGTGATGCAGGTATTGTTGATGGTTCAACACTTACATCTGGTTTGTTTTATGTTTTTAACGGTTTGATTGATAAAATAAGCTTTAGCCAATACGATTATAAAAATTTCGTAGTTACCGCTACTGGTTCAACTACCAATTTTTTAACCAATAAACCCCAAATCAGTAACGTATACCGTACATCAACCGAATATCTATATTTTTTAAATGATGGTATCCCCGGATATTTAAGCTATAACTTTTATGGTTTTAATAATTCACCCATAGGTAGTGTTAGCTATAGCCTCTCAGGTCATACCACAGGCGCAACCAGAGTAGATATAAGCCCTAATGTAATTGATACTGCATACGGTTTAAATTTAGGTGGGGAATTTGGCGATATGTTTGATACTCCCTTTGGTTCAAATTATAATATAAGTACCTCCAACTATTTTACTGTAGGTGTTACCGATTTATCAGGCAATACTAAAAGCGTTTTAAGAACTTATATCTTAAAAGATACTGGCTGTAAAAATGTTCCTGTTCAAATAATGTTTGCTAATCAATTAGGGGGGTATGATTCTTTAATGATGTTTAATCCCCGTGAAACAATTGATGTTACTAAAACCAGTTTAACAAAGAACCCTTTAACCCTAAATTCAGGGGTTTACACTGATAATTTCAATAATGTTTTTAATGATGAATCAGAAGTTATAAATGTTCAATCTGTTTCAACTTTTAAGGTAATTTCAGATGCCCTTAGAGATAATGAAGCTATTTGGTTAAAAGAGTTAATCAAAAGCCCCAAGGTATTTATCAGATTAAGAAACGGGATGTTTTACCCTATAACGGTTACCAACTTGAATTACCCGGTACAGCAAAAACGATATTCAACATCTTTAATCAGGTTGGAGTTAACTTTTACTATTAACGATACCGGAATCAGCTTTTAAAAAAGGTTAAGTCCGGTCGCAATAGCCGGGCTTTTTTATTAGTGATAAACCTATTTCCTTCAAAAAGAAATCAATGGATATTACTAATTATCTTTCTGGCATAACAGCCAATATAACAAGTGAAACAGCACCTAAATCAATCCCGGCTACCGTTGTTGGCAATGCATTTACCAATTTAGCTAATTTAACAAAAACAGCAGTTGAACAAAAATTAGATATAACTGGTTCAACAATTTTCCTAACAGGGGTCACTAACTCACAAGTAACAGCCGCTATTGGTTATATTCCCGGTAATGTTAACGCAACAATCACTACATCAAAGAATTTATTCAATTTGAATGATTCCAACGTTTCGTTGGGACACGCCTTGTTGCCGGGTAATACTGTACCTGTTGTAAATGCTAATTATAATACTACTGGTTTTATACCTGTGGTGGCGGGTTCAGCGTACACGATGACCTATAAGGGTAATATTCAATGGTACAATAGTGCATTTGGTTTTGTTGCAGAATCTTTATCAACTGATACTGGTAAAACCCAAACAGCACCTACAGGTTCATTATACGTAAGGTGTAACGTGCTTTTAGCAAACTGGAATTTATTTCAATTTGAATCCGGTACAGCAAGTACGGTGTATACGGCGTGGACTGCACCTGTAAAAATACTTACAGGCTATCAGGCTGATTCTATATCAGCAGCATTAGCAACAAGTTTGGCAGTTCAGCCTAATTCAATAACACCAGAATTAACAACTTTTTTCGATGTTAGCCCGAACTTATTTAACCCCGCAGACCCTGATGTTTTATTAGGATATTCTTTGGCAAGCGGCGGCGCATCACAAGTAAATGCAGCCTTCAATTTAACTGGTTATATCCCGGTAACCGCAAACAGTACTATCAGTGTGAGTTATAAAAACTCAATGAGTTATTACACCTCTGGTAAGGTTTTTATATCAAGTTCACCACAATCAGACACCAATAAACAACAGGTAGTCCCAACGGGTGCTGCATTTGTTAAATGTAACGTAGCTTTAGCAAGTTGGGCTACTTTCCAGTTAGAGGTAGGTTCATCAAATACCAGTTACCAACCTTATGGAATAAAAACTATAAAATCGGTTAACCTGCCAACTACTACAGCTGTTACCGTAACACCAACTTATAATTACACCAACGGTACGGCACAACTATTTTTAAAAGAAGCTTTAACATCGGAAAAACAGGTTTTTAAAATCGGTATCAATGGTGATAGTATTTTAGACAGTGGTCATCAAATCATATCATTTCCTGATGAATTCGGTTTAGGTAAATATCAACAAGGTTATGGTTATTTATCTTATGATGGTATTGAACGCAGGATGTACAATTATCTAAACTTTAATAAACCAATTTGGGCAAATGCTTTATTAACCACAGCGTGGACTTATACGGGAACAGTTTCAAACACCGTTTCGGCTATTATGCCAAATATTGAACCTATGAAGCTGTTAGCGGATAGTACGTCTGGTAATACAGCTTCTGTATCTATTACAGGTTATCAGACTGCAGTTTTTGTATTTGAAGGTGGTGCAAGTGGTACCACCGGACAAACTGGCGTTGTTAATATAACTGTTTCCGTTAACGGTGGTAGCTTTGTAAATCCATCCACAATTTTAAAAGGTAATTTAACTAAAAGAGGTTTTGGCACTACTCAGATATTTGACCCCGCTGTTGATACTTTTGATACGTCTTTTGTGCAGCCAAATACGATACAAGCTGATAATACCTATTCAAGTGAAATTGAATTATTTTATAATGGTTTATCAACTGGTAATACTTATACATTTAAAATTACCAGAGCAGCAGCAGCTTTACCAGTTAGACTATGGGGATGTTACTATTTTACAGGACAAACGCTTATTGTGCATAACAGGACTAAGCCGGGGTTCAATTGGGTACTGCTAAAAAATCAATTTTACAGCGATTTTGTCCTTAGTAATACAGATTGGGTAATTATGCAGTCACCGATGTATCACGACCCTGATTTAACTACCGCCGAAACTAATATGAATGCGTTTATAGCTAATGTTAAAAGCTATGGCGTAAAATTGTGTTTAACATCTTGCCCCGGTGCAGGTGTTGCGACTACAGGTTCAGCAGCAGCTATTTTAGGCGATACCAACAGTTCATTTTATGTGCCGGGTATGCAGTTCTATACGTATTTCAATAGGTTGAGAAAATTTAATGTGAATACGATAGCAAGCGGTAGTACGCCTGTATATGGTGACGTATATAATGTTACTATTAGTGGTACAACTTACCCTGTAACAATAACAGCCGGGGCTACTTCGACACTTATCAATGTAAATGTTCTTGAAAATTTCCCGCAAGCCCCTAATTTCCCTTTTACTTTAACAAAAGTATCTGGTAATTCTGGTAGCACATCAGCAATGACCGTTACCTCACAATTAGGTTTTTATACGATGGAGCAACACCGGGATTTAATCAGGAAGGTATGTTATCAGCAGAATTTGCGTTTTGTAGATTTACTTCAAGCGTTCGCAGATTTAACAGCGACTTTAGGTGAATCGCAATCAACATCTGCTTATACAATGGATAGCGGACACCCATTATATGCATCTGTTTTAGCTGCATCCGGCAACCAGTCAAGTTATCCGGGTTTATCAGCCCCTTTCCAAATGAACTACCTGTCAAACTATTTCAATTTGGGTGACGGTCACCATTTACAGTACCCTGCGCAAATCTATATCTATAATGTGCTAAGAATGGAATTGTTGGGTAATTGTGCTTTTAAAAGTTAAATAATAACCTGTAAGGAAAATAACTTAAAGCTACTGAAATAAGTAGCTTTTTTATTTATATTGCGGTATCAACCAATCCCTTACCGCTATGTTTAATTTACCCTTCCCTACCGACAGTCTTTACAAGTTCTGCTTTATGTTTGGATTGGCATTGATTGTTTTTTCATTTTATTTTAGAGAAAATCACCTAAACGTGTACGATAGAAAACAGGATACTTATATTTTAGATTCTTTGAACAATAGGAAATTTGAAGACTCATTAAGTTGTGCAGATGATGACAAAACAATTGATAAAGCAATTAAATTTAACCTAAAAAGTGGACAAAAATCGGCATTGACGAGTGGAGATATTTCCAATGCATTGACGTTATTAAAATCAACTGATGGATTTAAACAAATATTACCAAAAGATACAGGAAGATATTTATCTCAATTTGACTATAATCTAAAATACGCCACCAGAAAAACCATCTCGTCGGATTCTTCAATATTAGAAACTTTAGGAGTCATTATTCAAGCCAAAAACTTATTGCGAACCAGTCCAATAGATAAGATAATATATTATTATCAAAACAAGTTAGACGACAATTTTTTTATTTTTGAAATAATCATCACTTTGGGATTCTCGCTATTTCTTCCCGGATTGTTCTTGTGGTACACTAAAACTCAGATAATACAAGATGAATTGTTAAAAATGCAGTTAGCGGAAGCAAGAATGAAATCTTCAAAGACCGAATCAAAACCCCCAATAACTGGCAGAAAACATTTTGACCCTAAAGTGTTACCCCGACCGGAGGCAAGAAATTTAAGGTAAAAATCTGCTTATGAAAAGTAACAGCTATTCAGATTTTGATAATTTAAATTCCTGTTCTGTAATTTCAGCGCAAAGTTTTATTAGTTCATCCCTATAATAAGTTTCTTCCGGGGTTAATCTTTCATCTTTAAATAATCCTTCAAAACAATGCCGAAGGTCATTAAAAGTGTTTTCGTATTTAGCGTTATTCATATTTGCCATAGGATTATTTTTAAGGTCATCCAAAATTAGTAATCTTCGATACTTTCCCTATTTCCTTTAAAAAAGGAATGACCCAAAATAACAATTATCAAATATTTTTAATAGATTCTATAACTGGTTCTACCGGGAATTATGCTACTCTTGATTGTGAAGGTATAGACTTAACTAATACATTTCAGGTTGCAGATATAGCAGATATTTCAAAACGAAAAGATGCAATTTCTAAAACAATAACTTTCAAGAATTCTAAGAATAATGCTTTAGTTTTTGGTAACTTATCAAACTTAAACAGGGTAGTTGATGATACTGTTAACCTATCTTTTCTTTTCAATTTCAACATTACAAAAGACATAGATTGTCAGGTTTACGAAGGCAATACATTAATTTTTGTAGGAAAGCTTCACTTTATATCAGCCTACCGGGATAAGTTGGGTAACATAACCTACCAGTGTTCAATTAAAGGCTACTTAGTGGATTTCTTCAATAAGATTCAGGATAAGCTATTATCTGATTTAGATTTTACTACTTTTAACCATACTTATGATATGGCAACCATCAAAAACAGTTGGTTCAATGTCTATCAAAAAAATGGTGTTACCGTCACTGGTACAACTGGTCAGGGTTATGTTTATCCGTTGATAGATTACGGTACATCAGTGACCCCGGATACTGCTTTTGATAATAAGATAGATTACGGTTCTTTTCGACCCGCTCTATATTTAAAAGAATATTTTAATGCCATATTCAACCAGTCAGGTGTTACAGGTAATTACCGTTATACGGTAACTGGCAGTACAGAATTTGTTGATGAATTTAATAAGGCAATTATGCCAAACGGGGATTCAGACTTTAGTTATTCCAGAACACCGGGTGTTATCTTTGAGTTAGCTAAAACTATCAACCCGCAGCAGTACAACGCCAATGGGCAAACCTCTTATGATTCGGTACATTCCAGAAATGAGTTTAACAACTTGGTGATATTTGATACCATTGTTAGCGGTGCAGGTGACCAAACAATTATCAACCCGATTTTAGCCGATGATACCAAAATTACCATCAACAATAAGATAAATACAACTATTACGGCAACTGCGAATGTAGTTACCTCATTGGTTGCGGGTAATAAAGCCAATGTAAGGTGTGTTTTTGAATACAGAAGCGACCCTAACGGGCAATTTGAATCGATAGGGGAAAGTAATAAAAACTATACTTGGGACTATTCAAAACCACTTTTCACTTATCAATTTCATCCTGATACTTTTACCGTATCGTTTACCCATCAATTTGATGCAGGTGGGCAACTGGCTTTGCTAATCTTTATTGATAATTACGATAATGATAGTAACGTAACAGTTAATGTTATCAATGCGGATTTGAAAATAGGTAGTGCTGTAGCATCTTCAACGGTAACACTTAATTTAGGTGATACAGCGGTATTGGTTGGACAGAATAGCCAAAAAATTAAACAGGCTGATTTCCTGAAAAGCGTTATACAGATGTTTAATCTTTATGTATATCCTGACCCGGAAGATGCCCACAATATCATTTTTACCCCGTACAACGACTATTATAGCAATTTTACAGCAGCCAATATCATAAATACTGCTTTAGACTGGACTAACAAGATAGATAACGCAAGCTTTACCCAAACCCCGGTATCTGATATTTTCAATTTGTATACCTTCAAGTTTAAACAGGATTCCGATTTCTACAGCAAATATTATATTGATAAGTACGGCGATACCTACGGTAATTTAACAATTACAGGTACCACAAACGGTTCTGATAAATCAATTGAATTGATATTTGGTTCAACCCCGGTAGCTTCTTACAATGGCCGTAATGTGCCTTGGTTGTGGGAATTGAATACTGATAACACCAAAAAAGCAAAGGTAACTGTACCTCGTATTTTATTTTATAACGGTTTAGTCAATTGCCCCTCTTATGAAATAGGTAAAATTCAGTTAAGTGCAGCAACCCAAACCTATTATTTCAGTTCAATAGATTCAGCGCACGTTTCAGGCTATACTTTTAATCAATATGCCGAAGCAAACGAATATACTTTAAGTTCAAACAATGAATTTGTTGATTTAACCTTTGGTCAGCCTCTGGAAGTTTTCTATACCTCTGGTGGTATCTTAAATAACTTTGGTTCAGGTAAAAAGACTTTATACGATAGATATTATGCAGACCAGTTTGCGGAATTGCAGGATAGTAACACCCGGATTATTGAAACTACTGCTTACCTGAATGAAGTTGATATTCAAAATCTTGATTTCAGGAAACCCGTTTATTTCAACAGTGTCTTAGGTCACAACTATTTTAAACTTTTATCGGTTGAATACAGTAATTCAAATCAACCATCAACCATTAAATTACAAACGGCTTATATCAATGATTCGGCGGTAGTAAGTGATGGTTTTTGGAATGATATCTATGCAACCTTTGTCAGAAAGAATGATTGTACTACATCTGGTTACACAGGTGAAGCTTTATATTATTTAGTTTCGGCACATAAGTACAATAGTTTGGTATCTGTAGCGGATGCAAACGCAATGGCAGCAAATGAAGCAGCAACGTCCGGGCAAACCTATGCTAATGCTAACGGAATCTGTGTTAATACGGCTACCACCTTTAGTTTAGGGTTTGCCAACAATCCAACAGTTGCTACTTCAATGACAGGCAAAACCAATTTTGTAACCAGTACCGGTACTTTAAATAGTGGTGCAACCATTTTTAGTTATGCTGGGGGCGATGCTACCAGAAATATCAGTGCTTATTATGGTAACGATACTTATTGGTATCAAACAAATACGCTATCAACTATTATCAATTCTGGTACTACAGCGTCTTTAACTGGTATGACTTACGATGATTATTATTTATCAGGGTCAACGAAATATTTAAGTTGTCAGGTTGCTAACGATGGTCATACAACCTATATAAATTATAAAATCAGTGACCCTACACCACGCATAGGTACTGTAGTGAAAGATTCAACAGGTACTTCATTAGTTGCCGATGGTTGGTATTCAGATGGTACAAATGGTTATAGCGTGGTAAGCGGTGCGATTGCGGATATTCAAAGCTGTAGAGGTTTACCGCCTACAATTTCTTAACCCGGCTTTAAAATCTGATTTAAATTAGGGGCAAACATGAAAAGGATCTTCCTGGAAGGAAGACCCTTTTCTGTTTTAGCCCTTTTCTGGTTTGAATCTATCCCAAACATCCTATTTCCCTTTAAAGAAATAGGAAAATGCCAGATAACGGAGAAGAAAAAATATTAATAAATGTCGGGTTAAATACCGATGAAGCAAATCAGGGTATTGCAGCTTTAGGGCAAAAAATTGATGCTGTAGGTAAAAAGGATTTAGGTTCGACCAGTGTAAAATCCTATAAGTTTCAGATACGTGATTTGACCGCTGAATTGCAAAAGATTGAACAGGTTCAGGGTAGAAACTCACAGGCTTTTAGGGACGGTGCTAAAGAATTAGGACGATTAAAGTTAGCTGCAAGGGATTTCAAAGACCAAATTGAAGCTTATGACCCTTCTAATAAGTTAGCAGGTATAGCCAATATTGCTAAAGGTGCAGCCGTTGGTATGACTGGTGCAGCCGGGGCTATGGCTTTATTTGGATTACACGGTCAAAAAGCCGAAGAAGTAATGTTAAAGCTTCAGGGAGTCCTTGCTTTATCACATTTTTTAGGTTCGCTTCACGAAATTTCTTCTGGTTGGCGGTCATTCATCAATGTTTTAGGTTTAGGCGCAACAGCAGCCAAAGCACAAACTACAGAAGTTGTTGAAGGTGCGGTTGAACAGGTTGCAGCAACCGAAGCAGTAACAGTAGCCATTTCTGAACAGCAGATAGCATCAGAGCGTTTAGCCGCAGCAAACGAAGCTGTTAATCAACTTAATTTAGATTCAGAAGCAGCCCTTTTAGCTATAAAAGCCGAAGGGTTAGACGCTACAATCGGAATGACAGGGGCTGAACAGGCTTATTTAGAAACTATGGCTGCAAAAACAGCAGCGGTAGCAGAATTAACGGCAGCGCAAACGGCTTATGATGCAACGTTAGCAGCAGGTACGGCAGAATCAGTAGCAGCCAGTGAAGCTAATGTTGCTCAGGCAGCAACACAGGAATTAGTAACAGTAGCAGAAGAAGCTTCAACAGTTGCAGCGGTAGGTTTTGGTACAGCTTTAAAAGCTATCGGTATTGGCTTAGTCATCAGTTTAATCGCTTATCTGGTATCTAATTGGGATTCTCTAAAAAAATCAATTGATAATCTGTTCCCTTCATTAGGCGGTACCAAAGGATTATTTAAGGAAACTATGGAAGTTGTTTTTGGTTTGGGTAACGTCCTTATTAAATTCTTAAAGATTCCAATTGATGAAATTATAGCCGGGGTTAAAATATTAATTCACGCTTTATCTGGTGACTTTAAAGCAGCAGTACAAGATTTCAAAGACGGTGTAAGCCAGATTGCCAGTGATTTAAATGTAGTTGATAACTATAAAGAAGGTGCTGCAAAAAAAGCTGCAAAGTATGCCGAAGAAGAACGCATAGCCAGAGTTAATAATGAAATCTTAGCTAATGAACGTATTATCAAAGTGCGTAAAGCCCTTGGCGAAGACGTAACAGCACTCGAAATTAAGAATCAGCAGCTTAAAAATTCAGTACTGGATAAGGATGCAGACGACTATAAACAAAAATTGGCAGATGGATTATCTGAGATTACTGTAATCCAAAATACGGCAATTAAGAAAAGGCAGGATGAAGCAGAAAAGCTTAGAAAAGCAGCACAACAAAAAGCGGATGCCCTTAAAAAATCTGAACTTGATAAGCTTAAAGCCGGGAATGATGCAGCTTCTAAAATAATCTTAGGTGGTCTTAAAAGCCAAAGGGAAATTGAATTATCAGACAGTTCATTTAAGTATAAAGCTTTAATTGCTATAGCTACTAAATACGGTAAAGATGCCAGTCAGCTAAGAGAGGCGCAAGGTATTGAAGAAGCACGTATTAATAAAAAATATGCAGACCAGATTAAGGATTACTTAGAAAAATCGGATGCTGAAACTTTAAATGATTTTGATAAAAAAAGGTTAGAAATTACTAAGGCAGCAGAAGCAGCTTTAAAGAATGCTACCCCGGTTGAAAAGGGTAAAATCATTCAATCCCAAACATTTCAATTAGGTAGGGTAGATAGTGCTGAAAAGTACTCAGATGCAGCGGATGCAGCCCAATTAAATGAAACTAAGGTAACAGATGCAAACAGGGCAAGAGTAGGTAAAGTACAGGATTCCCCGGAAGTTCAGGCGCAAAAAGAACAGGCTATCCGCAACGCCAAATTAGCAACTTTAACTGCTCAGTACCAAAAAGAAAGGGATTTAGCAGCGTATAACTATGATAAGTTGGCGCAATTAGATGCAGATTATCAAAGCAAAACCCACGATTTAGAAGATGAAGCTACCAATGCTAAGATTGAATTAGCGCAAAAAGAAAAGGATGCCAAATTAGCCACTTTGCAAGTGGTTGGTGACGCTTTACAGGGTGCAGCGGATATTGCCGGAAAAGCCACAGTAGCAGGTAAGGTATTAGCCGTAGCCAGTGCTACTATCAGTACATATTTGTCAGCCGTTAAGGCTTATGAATCGGTTGTGGGTATACCGTATGTCGGCCCGATATTGGCACCTATAGCAGCAGCTACAGCGGTTGCAGCAGGTTTCCAAAGTGTTAAGAGTATTTTAGCTGTTAAAGTACCGGGTTCAACTGGTGGTTCAGGTTCGGCACCTTCTTATTCGGCACCACAAATTAATTCAACGGTATTGAATCAGGCTCAAAAGGGTGTTCAGCAGGTTCAGGTAGTTAATCAACCAGACCCTAAAAAGCAAGAACCTGTTAGGGCATTTGTTGTTGAAAAGGATATTACATCAAAGCAGGATAGGGCTAATTATTTGGATAGACAATCAACTATTTAATCTTCGTTGTTTTGTGTTGGAAAATCTGGCGGTATAACACCGGATGTAGCAGTTTGCGGTTTAGCTAAAGGTTCTGGCATTATTGAATGCTTTCTAATTATGTTAGTTGGGATAGTTGGCGCATCTTTCGAAGCAGCGGATGATAACGCCATTATTTTATTCATTTCTTCAAGTGCTTTAGTTCTGAGTTGTTCCGTTGGTGTACTTTGCAGCGAGATATATTTCATTAAAAATGTTTGGATTAGATTGAAAACAACTTCAAATTCATTTGCTGATTTTTTGTGTTTGGTAGCTTTATCTGCAAATCTTAAAACAGTTTGAAGTGTTGATAGTACAGCAGCCGTTACTGAGAGGAAACCAGTTACTACAATAATAATTGAATAGTTTTCTTCCGTTGATTTAGTTTTTAAAAGTGTGGTGAAAATTGATGTGCCAACTATAGTTGATAAAATTGATACAATGACGTTCATAGTCAGGTTATAATTTTCATACTTGTGTGCTAATTCGTAGTGACATTTGTTTTCAATAATCGTACTTCTTTGATAGAATAACGCTCTATCAATCATATAATTTAAACTTTTATCAGAAAGTTGGTCAGGCGAAGTTGTGACGAAATCATCTACTGGTTTAAGCATATTCAAATATAATTTTTTGCCCGCTTAATTCCTATTACCGGGTATATGAAATTACCCGTAATTGAACTTAAAATAAATGAACTTGAAGATTCCTATGTATCAGCAATTTCAATAGTTAATTCCCCTGCTACTGAATCCGATTTTCTAAGCTTTAGTCAGGTTCAGAACTTTGCTGTTAATGATGAAAAATTTGAGTTGTTGGGCTATGCTATGCAAGCGGATAAACCCATATTCCGTACAAGCCCTTCCGGTAATTATTACGCTGTTTTCAGTAAGGATACCATCAGGAAAATAGCGCAGGTATTTGCCCAAAAAGGATTATTCAACCAAACCAATATTGAACATTCAGCAATCCCCGCTGATTCATTTGTATTTCAATCTTACTTAGTTGATGTAGATAAAGGTATCAACGCCCCCAAAGGATTACCAAATTTAGACGGTGGTTGGATAGTAGGCGTAAAGGTATGTAACCCTGAAATCTGGCAGGAAATCAAGAAAGGTAACATCAAAGGTTTCTCGGTAGAAGGTGTTTTCGGTTTGTTCCCAACAAATCAGTTAAGTGACGGTAAATCTGATATCGAAGATTTAGACCTCCAAAAAGCAATCAAAGAATTTAATGCTGCACTTGAAAAAGTGAATAAAATCAAAGGGTAACAGCAATGTTCCCGAAGGGTAATCAAATTATTTCTAAGGAAAACCTATTACCAATATAATAACCAACAAATGAATAAAAACGAAGCAATATTAGCTATAAAGAACGCTACCAAAGCAATCACTATGCTTTTTTCCACTAAGGAAGAAGAAGCTGAATTTGAGGCGGTAAAACGTGTTGATTCTGATGAATTAGTTGATGTACAGGGCGAATTAGCACCGGGTACAGCAGTAAGCGTATCAAGTGCAATGGGTTCACAGGCAGCAGCCGATGATACTTACAATTTAGCCAACGGTGTTGAATTTTCAACTAAAGGCGGTAAAATCGATAAAGTTATCAAAGTACCTGCCGAAGCGGCACCAGTTGCCGAAGCTAAACCAGAAGACGCTAAACCCGAAGAAGGCTCACCAGAAGAAGAAGCAACTGAAACCCCGGCAGAAGAAGCTAAAGAAGATGCCTCGGCACCAGTACAGCCACCAGACAACACCGCAGCCATTGCTACACTGGTACAGAAAATTACTGAACTGGATACGATGATTAACACCATCAAAACCGCTTTGGAAGGTAAAGCATCAGCGCAGGCTATGTCAGCTTTAGGCGAACAGTTTAACGCAATCAAAGGTGCTTTTGAAGTACTATCAGACACCCCGGCAGAATTTTCTAAGATTGATAAATCATTGGAAGCTAAAGAAGATAAAGCCAACAAATTGAATGCACTTGCATCAATTTGGACTAAAAAATAATAATCATAAAAGGTAATCAACAAAGCCTTTTAGCTATCCCGGCAGGGATATAAAAATAACGAGATAAGAGAAAACGAAAAATGGGTTTTAACATTTCAGCATTACCACAGTACGTAGACCAAACTTCAAAAACACTTTTGGTTGATACCGTATTTGGTAACCAAACTGCAACCGTCCTTAAAAATGCAGGTTCAGTAACATTAGGCGTAAAAGGACAGTACGCATTACAATTACTTTCAACTGATGTAGCATTACAAAATTCTACAGGTTGCGGTCGTACACCATCAGGTAACGCCAACTTTACACAAGCAATCATAACCGTTTATCCTTTAAAGGATGAACAAAACCTTTGCCCTAAACCATTGGAAAACGCTTGGATGGTTCAGTACTTAACTAAAGGACAGACTTATACCGAAGCTTTGTTTGCAAACGAAATTATGCAAGCCAGAGCAGCTAAGATTGCTCAGGAAAACGAAAAACTTTTGTGGCAAGGTGATACGGTAGCACAATCAGGTTCTACCACTTTAGGTAAATTCGATGGTTTCATTAAACAAATCGGTGCGGGTGCTTACATTCCTTTAACTGGTGGTACTATCGCTTCTGGTGTAACTGTAATTGAAAAATTGCAAGCTGCATTCTTAGCAACTCCTTCAAAAATCACTGAACAGGCTGATGCGGTTATCTTCTTAGGTACTGATGTATTCAACGAATACAATGTAGCCTTGGCTAACAAAAACATCTACAAGCCGACCGAAGACCATTACTTATTTGGTACTTCTATGAAGTTGGTTCCGGTTGATGGTTTGAACGGTACACGTAAAATCTATGTAGGTCGTTTACGCTCATTCCAAATGGCAACCGACCTTTTAGGCGAATCTGAAAAGGCAACTATGGAATATTCAATCGAGACCCAAAACATCTATATGGACTTCCATTACGCACTTGGTGTAAAACCAGTGTATGTAAATGAAATTGGTGTAGCTACTGTATAAGCAGATTAAAATAAAAGATGATTGATAACGGGGTTGCACAAAATGGTGCAGCCCTCTAATTAATCTCAAATAAGAGAAAAATAAATATGGCAAATTTATGCGCAAGCGTACAAGCTTATACAAAACAGTGCGGTAGAGGTATTTCAGGTGGTGTTGGTAAAATGTGGATTGTATCGTACAATGACCTTGGTGTAATTTCAGGTTCAACAGAAGCTTATGCTTTTGCATCTGGTTCAACAGTAATTTCAAATATCGCTTTAGCATCTGGTAAAACATTCAGTTCTGTAGGCTTACTTAAAGAATCTGTAACTTTCAAAGGTTCAGCAAAAAGAGATTCGGCAACAGGTTCATTTGAGAATCAAACCGAAACCACTATTTCAATATCAAACATATCTGAAACTGCAAAAGCTTACGTTGATTCGTTAATGCAAGCACCTGTAGCTATCCTGATGAAACTAAGAAGTGGCGTTTATGTGGTAACCGGGCTAAACGGATTAACTGAATTAACCGATACCGAAGAATCATCTGGTACAAAAAACGGGGATATGAACGGGTACATCTTGAAATTCACAGGTGTTCAGGATTCTTTAACATCAACTGTAGACCCTACTTTGATAGCTTCAATTGTAGACAAAGTATAACCTAAACAAGTTATTAACCTGATTAGTTAGGCAGCCTTTATCCTTAACCGGGTAAAGGCTTTTTTATTTATTTTTTAGTTAGTGAAATTTTAGGGGTGTTTCGGGTATTATGATATCTAATTTTTATAAAATATATGAAAAATCGGAAAATTAAGATACTTCCTGAATCAAGGATTCGGGGTGTCAACAATCAAACATTTAATGACGATTACCACTGATGGAACTCATTCAAAAGAATACATCATCGATGGTAAAACTTGGATGGTAGACATTGTTCTCACAAAAAAGGAGGTCTTAGTGTTAAATCATTTTAGCCTTCCGAACGAGGGTTAGTTGAACCGCCTTTTTGAAGCCTTTATCCTTAACTGGGTAAAGGCTTTTTTATTTCCTTCAAAGTCTTATTTCCTGTACAAACAGGCAGGAATGTTATTGATAAATAGGAGCAACCCAAAGACAGATTTAATTTTCACGTTAACCGAATTAACTACAATAGTTACCCCGGTTTACTTGTTGGTGCTTACCAGTGATTTCAACCGGACTAAATCCCGGTTTATTTTACCGCTGAACATTAGTTCAAATCTGAACAGGTATGACCATTTCAAAGTAGATACTTCAACCTTAAATGATTTGGATACTGGTTTATATACCTACGCTGTATATCAATCTTCTATTTCAACTACTGATGAATCTGTTTTAGGCAACCCGGTTGAAACAGGAAAAGCTAAAATTATAGCCCCTGCCGTATTGGTACAGCCAATAATCTACGAATCAGAAGATACTTCTGATTTCTACACCTACAAATCAATAAATGACTAAAAAAACGGAAGCAGCAAGTGAGAGGGATTTAATTAAGTTCAATAGTCACGTTACCGAATTACCCATAGAAGTAATCAATTCTACCAGTACAGACAGGTTCGTTCCTTACGGATTGAATAACCTGTACCCTAACTTCTTACTTAAATTATATAATGAATCGCCACTTCACAAAGGTATAATCAATTCCAAAATTGATTATATCATAGGCGATGGTGTGACCGTAAAAGGCGGTGATACCCCTGTTACCTTAAAGCCTAATGCAAAGGATTCCTTCCCGGAGTTCGTTAGTAAATTGGTTAATGACTATCTGATATTCAATTACTATGCGGTTGAAGTGGTTTACAACAAATTGGGTAATCCAATTCAGTATAACCACGTACCCGCCCACAAAATAAGGTGTAACCGTGACCGCTCAAAATTCTGGTATAGCAATGACTGGTTTAGGGAGCCAAACATCAATGTAAGCTATGATTATTGGAAACCGGGCGTTAACGCTGATGGTACCAATAAGCTTTTCTTCTTTACCAGTTATTCACCATCAGTAAATAACATTTATCCTATCCCGGATTATTCAGGTGCTATCAAGTCTTTAGAAACTGATATAGCTATCAGGGATTTCCAGATTAACAATATTGAAAACCAGTTTTCGGTATCATCAATCATAACCTTTTTTGGCGGTATGCCCAATGATGAAGTTAAGCGTGAAACAGTAAGGAAGATAACCAACGCTTACACTGGTGCCAACGGTGGTAAAATGATTATAGGTTTTGAAGGCAAAGACGGTACAGCCCCGGACGTTAAAAACATTGCGCCTTCTGAGTGGGAAAAAGCCTACATAGAAGTTAAAAAGGACGTTTTACAGGATATTTTGACCGCTCACAGTGCCGTATCACCTTTGCTTTTTGGTATCAAAACCGAAGGGCAATTAGGCGGTGCTACCGAACTTGAAACAGCGTATGAGATATTCAAAAACTTGTTTGTTAAGAACCGTAGGAATGAATTGGAATCAGGTTTAAGTAAGCTGTTTGCTGATTTAGGTTTAGGTGAATTAGAATTTAAAGATAAGGGTTCATTGTTTTCTGCAACCTTATCTGATGTAATGAAAATGAAGACCTATACGGTAAACGAAATCAGAGCGGAGGCAGGTTTGCCACCATTGTTAAACGGTGATAGGTTGATTGATGAAGTTAAGCCAGTACCAACACAGGAGCCAACAACAGTAGGTCAAATTCCTGATAATGATATTGCAGGTTCACCAGTACAAGCAACCCCGGTTAAACCTGTACCTGCTAATACCAGTTCAACAGCCCCGGCTAAACCGACTGCGTTTACCAGTGATTCAACTTTAACATTTGGTCACTTAACGGATGATGACTTTGAAAAGGTAAAACACATAGGTTCAGCAAAACAGGATTTCAGGGTATTTAAGAAACTGGATTACCATATTGAAAGATTTTCAGATTTGAAAGGTATTGAATTACAGTTTGATGATGAAAAAGATATAGCTGATTACCTAATTAAGAACGGTATCAAGAATATGACCATTGTTCAAATCAAAGCTGCAATCCGCAAAGATTTAGGCATAGCTGTAACAGCAGCAGATTTGAAAAGAGTAATTCAGGGTTTAGAAGATTCCGGGGTTATCAATAAATCAGATTTGGATAAAGGCATTACCATCAAACCTACTGAAAAGGCTATGCAGCCCGCCTTAGAAAATATCAGAAGGGTAGAAGTTAGATATTCTTATGATGGTGTACAGGATGACCGTAACAGACCTTTTTGTGCCAAACTTTTAGCTAACGATAAATACTATTCCAGAGAAGACATACAGCAAATGAGTTCATTGTTTGGCTACGACGTTTTTGCTTACCGTGGTGGCTTTTATCATAACCCTAATACCAATACAACTACCCCTTACTGTAGGCACCGTTGGAATGCTGTATCAGTAGTAAGGATTACCCCGGAAGGAGAATCAAACAATGATTAAAGTATTATTTATATCAGAACAAACGATTAAAGAAAATTCTGTAATTGAAACTAATGTTGATTCCAAAATTGTATCGAACACAATTTTAGAGGTTCAAAATCTGGAATTGGAGCCAGTGTTAGGCAAAGACCTTTATTCAGCGATAGCTAATGAAATAGTATCAGCATCAACTATTTCAGGTTATACGATTACACCAGTGAATCGGGAATTGTTGGATGATTATATCAAACCATTTTTGATTTATGGTACGCTTAGTTATGGCTTTATTCCACTGCACTACAAGATTACCAATAAAGGTGTAAACCGCAAGAATGATGAACGGGCTACCACGCTTGATTTAAAGGAACTGGAAGCAGTTAAGGATAATTACGATACAAAGTTCAGTACTTATAGGCAAAGGCTTAAAAAGCACTTAGAAATTGATTTAAAAGAACCTGATAACTGTTCAACTGATAAGGTTGATAGTACAGGTGAAGTTACTGGTTGGTACTTACCAGATAATGAAGTTAACCTTTCAGATTACTTTGAAAGTTTAGCCAATAAAACCGGGTTTTATTCCGGTTACTATAGAAGCAGATTTTAATGTTAACCCTAAACCAGATAAGCCAAAAATTTATAAATTTTTTCAGTGGTCATTCACAGGTCAATACTGTCATTTATGCTGATGATTTTGATTTTTCAGCGTACCCGAATATTTTATACCGTGTGGTACATATTCAATCAGTCGATAGTCAATTAAGGGGTAAGGAAATCATTAACCGCTTTAAATTTATAATTGCTGATATTGAAAATCCACAAAACAGCAATTCTGAACAGGATATTTGGTCTGATTGTGCTTTAATAGCTGATGACTTTTTAACTTTTTTTGGTGATGATGATTACCCTGATTTCTTATTAGATACTGATACTACTTTTCAACAATTTTCAGAATCAGGTACAGACAGAACAGCCGGGATAGTATTTACAGCATCTGTAAGACAAACCAGAGAAATTAACCCCTGTGCGATACCAACTAAGGATAATATCAGCTATGATGAAAGACCTTATTCCCCACCTTTCGGGAATGAGTTCTTTTAAGGTTTAACAGGTTTAATAAATGGTACTATTTGCTTTTTCAGGATTTGGTTTTGATGTTGAAGACTGATGATTGAATCCCGCATAGATAACTTTTCAGCATCAAAACGATTGTTTCCCCAAAAATAACCGATATACAAAACAACCCCGGCTATAGTTGCAATCGAAACCACATAGGTTATATCGAACTTTTTAACCTTAGATTTCAGGATTGAAAGTTCCTGAAAGGTGCTCTTCAATTCGGCTTCTTTTGAAGTAAGTTTTGCATCTAACTTTGCAATTTTTTCTTTATGCTCAGTCTCAACTTTTGCAAATAGTTTTTTAACAGCATCCCTGCTATTTTCTTTTGTTTCTTTTTCTACAGTATTACCGTTTGATGTTTGTAAGCTATAGGTTTCTTTTTTGGCTATTATGATGCCTTTAAACTTTCCTACACCCCCATTCCAAGCTTCTACTGGATTTCCACCGGGGTCTCTCCAAAGTTCAGACCCTCGTCTTGGTTTATAAATAATGCCACGAATCCTTCGAACTTCGTTAGTAAAATCATCTGGAAAGCAACGTTTAATAAGTTCTACAGCCAGTTCTTCAATTTGATGTAGCTCACCCCAATTTTCGAATGCCAATTTATTTAATCTATCAATAATATCATCAAAAGTAGTAGCCATTTAATAAGGTTTTCGGTAAAAATACAACTTCTTTTTTTACCTGTTTTAGCCTATTTCCCGGTTAATGAGAATAGATGCAGCCGGAAGGGATTTTATATACAAACAGGAAGGGGTAAGGCTAAAAGCCTATTACGATGTTGCCGAAGTTGCTACAATTGGGGTAGGTATGACTTATTACCCGGCTACTGGTAAGAACGTTAAAATTGGTGATATCATCAGTTTAGAGCAGTGCGATTCAATGTTTATCGCTATGGTAAAAAGTTATGAAGATGCGGTAAACAAAGCCGTTAAAGTACCCCTAAATCAGTCACAATTTAACGCTTTGGTAAGCTTCACCTACAATGTAGGCATTGGCAACGCTACCAAAGGTTTTTTGGGTTCAACCCTGCTTAAAAGGATAAACGCCAAAGCTTCACCAGACCTTATAAAAGCCGCTTTTTCAATGTGGATTAAAGCTTCTGGTAAGGTTATTCCTGATTTGAAAACACGTAGAACACTTGAAGCCGATATGTTCATAAAATCAATGAATAATGAACATAACATCTAAAACCATAATGAACTATATTTCAAATTTCTTCTCTGGCTTATGGGCTTTTGCAGGTAAGTATTCTATACTATTTCTGATGTTTTTGACACCAATACACCCGTTATTATACACGATTTATATATTACTAATATTTGACCTGATAACCGGGGTGACCAAAGCTTTAAGGAGTAAAGAAGCTATAACCAGTAAGCGTATGAGGGACACCATTATAAAATTTGTGTTCTATTCAATAGCTGTATTCATTGCTTTTCAGGTTGACATAACCCTGTTTAGTGCTGTAGCCCTTTATCTGTCAAAACTGGTCGGCGGTTACATTATACTAATTGAGTTCCAAAGCAATATTGAAAATATCAGTACCATCACCGGGGTAGACCTTTGGATGATGATTAAAGATAAGGTAGTTGCTTTTTTTGATACAAAATTGAAAGATGCAGCCGAAATTAAAGATGATTCCAAAGATGATAAATAACGATAAACGAAACTTTTACTTCCTGTTAATCATAAGTTTTTTTGCTTGTTTAGCCTTGGGTTGGTATTCTTACCACCAATATCAAATAATTGAAACCCGCACTAAACAATTAGCAGCTATTACCGATACTGTACGCTTATACAGGACTAAGACAGGCGGTTCAGGAGCAGGGCGCACAATCTTTGTCGGTAGCAAAGAAGATGCCTTAGAAGTGCTTAAAACAAGTGATTCTAAAGCTTATCAGGCTGTTAAAAATACATCAGGTTTACGCAACTACACCGATATGAAAACCGTTACCCGTATTGATACAGTAGTTAAAGCTGATACTGTTTATATGATTAAAGATTCAACGGGAAAATTAAGTTATAGTCTGGTGAAGGATATTCAAGAACCTAAGAAATGGTACACTGCAAAGGTTGAAGTTAAGAATGATTCAGTAGGATTGAAGCTATCAATGCACGACCGTTACCAGATAATCAGCCACGATAAAAGCAATGGTTTATTTAAGCCTAAATCTTACGTTATAAGCGTAGAAAATGAAAATCCATACGTTACTATAACTGATGTAAAATCATTCGAAATTCAGCCTAAAAACAAGCATACAGCCATTAAGATAGGCGGGGTAGTTGCAATAAGTGCAGCAGCGTTTTTATTACTGCATAAGTAAGCTTAGCGTTGAGGAAGTATGCCTACCTTTATTACAATTTGTTCTGGATTAGTTAAAGGAGATTGGAAAACTCTTATTGCTGCACCGTCATTTCCTTCAACGAAAGTTCCTCGGACAATATTATATCCATTTTCAGCGAGATATTTTTTTAGTTCGTAAGTGAAGGTTTGGGCGTTTGATTCTACGGTAGCAAATACGCAAAGTTTTTTTCCTTGTATATTAAATTCTTTTGTTAATTCTTCTATCCTGTTTAAAATCTTAGTTTTATCATCATCAGTAAGATGTCGTTCACCGAAAATTACATTACCAACAACTCCGTTGTTTGTGCCAACATTTACATTATTTCCATTGCCAGAAACTGCTACTGTTGGCGTTTGTAGTTGTTTCTTTGATGTATCACGTGACGGTTTAACAATCGTTTTAGATAGGTAGATATTTGATTTATGTTTTAACTTCTTTGAACGTACTTTTAAAAGAGTATCTAATCTATTTGTTACATCATCCTTCTTAACTAAAACAGGGGGAGTATTTGATTTTTTTGGAGAGTGATAATTTGGTGAAACGTTTTTTACACCAAAATGAGGTTGCATTCCGAAATAACCCAAACAAGTGAGTAAAATGCTTATAAAAGCTAAAACTTGAAACCACGTTGTGTTCCACCATTCATTTTGATGAATATTAGGGCTTTTTGATTTTTCATCCAAATGGGTAGTTATTCCTCCGGTTCGCCCCGTACTATGTACAATGTCGCCTCTTACTTTTTTTATTTGAATGCCTACTTTCTTATTTTTACTCATTTAATTTTTACTTATCCAAATATAATATTTTTTATTTGCCTGCTAACAAGGTTAGTAATGATAGGAAGTACTATTTTTCCACATTTAGTTAATTGCTAACTATTTTGGTATAATTTCGAATGTGATTAATTTGAAGTTTATGGCACCAGTAGGGGATGACCTGATAAAGGTTGAAGTGGGTGTACCATCTGGTATGGAAGGTAATACATATTACGTAACCATTGATAGTTACTGCTATGGCTCAATAATCAAACGTAATGGTGAATGGGTGCGCTTACACATTAACAACGGAGAATTAACAATAGATGACGTGCAAGCCCTCGGTGAAAGAATAGATGAAGCTTTAGAATTAAAATCAAATGAGCGAAGAAAATAAAACCTTTGCTCTTTTTAAATATAAATGTAAATTAGTTGAAAACCTAAATTATGGAAATTGTTTCACTTTTTGGCAGTACTATTAGGGAAACTATTGATGCCTTTAAAATTGTCGATGAGGTTATATCACTAAAGGATTATATTAAGTTAGGAGAACGATACAATAGAAAAATTGTATTGCGAGATGAGGCTGTTACCTTCGTGGAACCTAAAGATGGGGCAATTTCTGTTGATGGTTCAAAAGACGACCAAACTACCAGATTAAATAACCCTCCTAAGAGGAAGTCAGTCCGGACGGAAATTGCAAATGATATCTTTGAAAATCGTTTAAAAGCTATTATGCGAATAGTAGTTACTTTAATTTTATTAGGTATAAGTGTTTATTTGTTGGTAGTAAATACTACTGAATCGAAGACATTACCCTGTTCAATAATTAGTGCGGTAACTGGTTATTGGCTTAAATAAAAAAGCCCGTTGCCGGGGCTTATCGTTTAATCTAAAATCGTTTATTTTCAGATGGTTTAATGATTTTCTTATTCAACCTTTCCTTTACGTACGCTATCGTTACATTTGGGTTAGCGTGTCGGTTACGTTCACTTATCGTCTGAATACCAACCCCTGATTCTAAATCGTACCAGTCGGCACTATGTTTCAGGGCGTATAATTTTAAGTGTGATGGAATGTCATACTGTTTCCTAAATGCCCTCCAACGTTGTCCTAAAAAATCCTGATGCGCTTGTTCTGGTTTAGGGGTATTATGATTGGCAAAGACAAAGTAATCTTTAGGCGTATCCCTGATGTAATCATCTAAAAGGTTAAATAATTCATCAGTTAGTTCCCACTTAGCTTCATTACCGTTTTTAGTTTTGGTTGGTTCTAAGGTTAAAAGCTTTTTTTCAAAATCGATGTTATAAACCTGTATCCGGGTAATCTCGATAGGGCGGATGTTAAGGTAAAAAAGGATTTTGGAAGCAATATATAATTCTCGGTAAGCAGCGTCTTTTTCTAACAAACCCACCACGTTTTTCAACTCACTTTCTTCAAAAATCACAAATCTGGATGAATCATTTTTGGTGCTTTTCTTTTCTGAATTAGCTACAGGACTTTCCGGGATAACCTTTTTTGTAACAAGGAACTTGAAAAAGGTGTTCAGGTCGGTACGGTAGCAGTTATATGAAACTTTACCCCAACCCCGTTCTTTAGCTGTGGATTGTAAGAAGTTGTCAATATCTAAGTAAGTAAAGGAACTTGGTTTACGGAAAAGAAAGTTTTTAGCTTTTAACCACGTGGTGAAATATTCCATTAGGTATTTATTGCTTTTCAAAGCCTTCTCGCCCATAGCATTATTGGCAACGGATTCTTCACGGGTTTTAATCCAATATTCCATACATTCAGAAATTGGCGATAGCGGGGTTATCGACAAATCATTAAATGTGCCTGTTACAGGATTCCATCCGTTTGATAATAGTTCAATTAAATCTTCTGCTAATTCCTTGCCCTGTTTCTTTAAAGTTTTGGTATCACCGTTACGGTCAAGTTTTGCCGATTTTACTATTTTTTTATTTTTATTGGTTTCCGGGTTAAGAAAGTTGAAATAAACAAATGGCTTGTTATCTTTATCCCTTATGACTGGTATGTATAAATTGAAATCAATTCCCTCCCACGAGGTCAGTAAAATTGTCTGGCTTTTTTTCTCTTTCAT